TTCATGGGGCAGCATGCGCTGAAGCCAGAATATACGCTGTCTGAAATCCTTGAGCAAACCAAAGGAGCGTATGGTCATGAGGCGTTTCGGCGCGTAGTGGAGGGGGCAGAATGAACGCTTTAATGGTCGCCATTACCATGTTCGCGGTGTTTTTCTACGGTGCTAACTTCTGTAGGGCGGACATCGACAATAATAAGCTCGGCATGTCTTTTGATGTGGCTATCGCGATTTTGCAGACCGTGGTTTGTTTAATGGTATTGAGGACATCACCATGATCTGGCTCCTCACAGCACGCATCTATATCCTGGTGATACTAATTATCATGTTTATCGTGGGTGCGGTACAGGTGTTTGCACAGAATCCTACCGTGCTCCTGCATGTTCCGATCACTCCGGGAGCGTGCTTTCATTATGACGATGATACAAAGCAGATCACGGAGGCTGATTGTCCGCCGCAAAACATTGACGACGTTTTGCATCCCGCCATCCAACAAAAAGGGCCAGTGACATCTACCATAACCTTGCTTCCTTATAACCATGAATATTTGCCGCATAAGCTTCCAGAACTGACAGTCCCACCCAACGAGACAATTAAATTCTATGAGGACACCACTGCCATATTGACCATAACTGCGGACAAGAAAATACAGTACAGCGAGGGCATTACTCCAGACATGGCGGTTATGGCATTAATGAAATACATAGTGGGAATCCCGCATATCGAAGCATGTAGCCCATACTCGAAACCCGAGCCGAAGTGAGGATGTGATGAATCCAGAAATCCCCCCATCCCTAGACGACCCACGCTCGCTGCTAGCGGCACGCCTATTCCCCCTCATCGAACTTATCGCCGCTCTTGAGGCAGCGGAAGGACCGAGCCAGACGCTAGATTGCGCCATTGAATCTTGGGCTGTGAAAATGCCCGTGTGCATTGGTGAGTTTGGGCCGCAGCCATTCACATCTAGTATTGATACAGCGCTTAAGCTGGTGCCGGAAGTTTGGCTGTGGAAATTAACAAATTGCACGGTACCTACACACGGTGGAAAATACATGGCGGTTGTTTGGAAATTAGTGTCAGAGACACAAGCTCGCCCCATCATTAGTGTAATGGGAGCAACGCCTGCAATAGCCCTGTGCATAGCAGCCCTGAAGGCGCGGGCGGAGATGGAGAAAAACAAATGAGAATTGATTCTACGGAAGACACCCCATCAGATTTAATCCATGTTTTAATTGGATGGATGGCATGGAATCAAAGACCGGAAACTTATGAAGAAGGTCTAATAGACTTAAAAGAGATGATAGAGCACACACTTGAAAAAATTAAGTGTGCCAAGAAAGCAAAGACAAAGTATGGGGATAACGCGCTATGACCACCGACACTGACACCCTGCTCCGGCTGGCTGAGGCGGCTCTCAAAGGGCAGATAAGTGACTTCCTTTACACCACGGAAAAGAAACGCTTGTTGGCTGCGTTTCAAGAAGCCGCGAACCCCGCCGCCATCATCGCGCTGTGCAAGAGGGTGAAGGAGTTGGAAGGGCGGATTGAAGCTGCACATAAACGTCTTGGTGATCTGAAAGCTTATCATACGAGATGGGCCGAAGGCAGAGAACAGCGCGGGGAAAGCGCACTAATGAACGACATGGAAAGCATAGCGTACTCAGCGGGCTGCTATCTCGAAGGTATTCCCGGAAATTATCTACCAAAAACACCTACGGAGTGAGACATGAATAAGGAACAATGCAAAGTTTGTAGAGATGAAGATTTCTCGCCCAATTTAGAGGCGTTCGAGGAGTTTGACTTGATAGTTTGTGACGAATGCGCCGAAGCCTTGTTTGAAAACAAAGCGGAGGCAGACTGGGAACGGCAGCAGGTTTCTAATATCGAATGTCCGCCCACTACCCTGCAAGAACAGATGGAACAAGCTTGGAAAGAAAAACAGAGGCTATCATAACCATGTGGTTAAATTTAGTTTGCCAGAATTTAATCTTGTGATGGAGGATTCCAGTGGCTCATTGGGCAGATGAAAAGGCGGATGAAACTTTGTTACGGGAGTTTGAAAACATAGAATATGAAACGCGCCTAAGGAAATTTATCGCCGAAGCCCTCCGTGAAGCCCGCGCGGAAGGATATGCGGCGGGCAAGGAAGAACTCGAAGAGCAACTATTTTCTGTCTATGGAATAGATGTCGGACGTATACAGGATGCTTTTGAAAAGGCGCAAGGAAAGGGGAATGGCGCACTGGATGAGATACCGGAAGCATATATCAATAAGGGGGGATCGGGAGAATGAAGAGCGTCGATGAGATTATCTCGCATAATCAGCATTGGCATAAGGACGGAGAATGTCGATTGCCGACTCAAGATCTTATAACGCTTCAGGGCGAAATCCACTCCCTCCGCCAGCGCCTAGCCGAGGCAGAGGCGAAGGTGCCGAGGTGGCAAAAGATTGATGAAAATACGTCACGCGATGGAAGAACCATTCTTGGCTTTTCTCGTTATTACACTGTGGCGCTGACTATCCGATGGGACTCACGAAAAGATTGCTGGGAATCTACCTGGGATGGACAACAAGTTATAGAATCTCAGGATGATTTCGGAACTGACTATCGCGATCCTAACCCGATGGAATACTGGATGCCCCTCCCCGCACCGCCCGAAGGAGACAAATGAGATGAGCGATCTGAAAAGGATAGAATGCCATCGCATGGCCCAATTCATTTGTGCAGTTCATGCCAAGTCTCTAGCTGATGCTAGGTGTAAACCTAGGATGGGACGAACGAAGAAATTAGATTGGCATAATGAATATGATGCTATGGCCGCCACTGAGCTAGGTGAACTTCTATATAAAAAATTGGTGATACCATGACCACGCTAGACCTCGCCGCGCTTAGGAAGAAGATCGAGAAAGACGAAATGGTTCATCAGACGATTGCCATTATGCTTTTTGAGATGGTTGAATCCGCAAATGCTGAGAATTATAAATTAAGACAGAAATTAGATCATGCGGAGGAATGCTGCGCCAATCCAACATTAGAAATAGGAGAACTATCTATTGGTCTTCACGAAGACCACCCTGATGATGTTTACCTGATGTGCAATGGCGAAGGTGGTATGTATAATAAAGCCCCATTCATTAAACTTGTGAAAGATTATCTATTGGGTGATCTCTGATGGCTGAGAAAACACGCGACAAACTGGCCGCCGAACTTAGAAAAGTTGCTGCAATAGCTTCCACGGAGAACGCGACGAAGTATGAGGCTTTTGCAGCCCGTGCCGAAACCGGTGAATTTGACGATTTTGCGGATACCTATGCTTGCCCCATTACGCAACTTCACAGTGAACTGATGGCAGCGGGTTTCACCAAATTTGCGACCCGCGTTGCCACTGGCGAGTTTGACGCTACAAAGGAAGAAAGCGATGAATGGGCACGAAGCGCCGCTGGCCAGGAAGCCGCAAAAAGTTTACCACCAGAATTGCGCAAAGCTTTGGGAATGGATCTTTTGATCTGAACTTTGGAACAGGAGAGCGTGATGGATAATAAATCAAAAGAAATAGCTGACCGCATTTACAACGCATTTTCGCAGTCCGTGCAAGGGAACGGTGACTATAATGCTGCACGAAATATTGCGGGGGAGATTATTACCAAAGCCCTTTCACAGGCCCGCAACGACGCGCTAGAAGAGGCCATAGAAGTTTACGAGCGACTGTATCAACTACCGTCCGGGCAATTTCATAAAACAATCCGCGCACTAAAGGACAAACAAAATGGACAATGATTGGGCACTGAAAAAGGTATGGCTGCACATGTGTTCGAGCAGTGGGCACCGCATCACGCCCCGCACGACCGCAAGGATTATCTAATGAAGCGTAAAACCCCTTCCTTTAGGTATGGGGATATAAGCGTCTTGACTTCTTAGATATAGCCGTGGTATGTCTAATCTCATGATAAACGCAACGCGCATCCGCATCTATCCAACCGGCCAACAGGCGCAATCTCTCGCTGTCCAATTCGGCTGTGCGCGGTGGGCTTGGAACAATGCGCTTGCTGCATCACAAGAACTCTACCGTGCAACCGGCAAAGGCTTAAACTATCACGCAATGGCAATCCGCCTTCCAAAACTCAAACAGGAACATGAGTGGCTGCGCGATGCCGATTCCCAATCCCTCCAACAATCATTGCAGCATCTATCCCGCGCCTATGAAAACTTCTTTGCCAAGCGCGGCAAATACCCTCGTTTCAAGTCTAAGCACGGTCGCCAGTCCTTCCAGTATCCACAGCGCGTGAAGCTAAATGGCACGCGCATCTATCTGCCTAAGGTGGGCTGGGTGAAATGCGTTGTGCATCGTGAGATCATTGGCACATTCAAAACCGTGACCATCAGCCGAAGCGCTTGCGGGCAGTTCCATGCCTCAATCCTTACCGACAATGGCGAGGCTATGCCAGAAGTATCGACGGACGGAAAAGCAATCGGCATTGACGTTGGCCTTACGCACCTTGCTGTCACAAGCGACGGATCAAAGTTCGATAATCCCCGCCACCTTCGCAAGGCGGAAAAGAACCTAAAGCGGAAGCAGCAAAGCCTATCTCGGAAGGTGAAAGGCTCAAAGAGCCGAGCCAAAACTCGGCAACTGGTGGCGCGGGCGCATGATCGAATTGCGTGCGCCAGAAAAGACAATCTTCACAAGGTATCCCGCCGTATCGTAAACGAAAATCAAGTGATCGTTACGGAGAATCTTAACGTAAAGGGGATGACGAAAAACCACAATCTATCCAAAGCAATCTCGGACGCTGGGTGGTCAACCCTCGTTAATTTCCTCGAATACAAAGCGGCGCGAGCCGGTAAAGCGTTCGTGAAGATTGATCGGTGGTTTCCATCAAGCAAGGCTTGCTCAGACTGTGGGGCGATTTGCGATAAGATGCCGCTCGATGTTCGATCATGGAAGTGTGCCCACTGCGGAGCAAGCCATGATAGGGACATCAATGCGGCCAAGAATATCCGCGCCGAAGGGTTGCGGATATTGGCCGGAGGGACTCCGGCTTCTGCGAGTGGAGGGACGATCAGTCAGCAAAGGAAACTTGTTTCCGGCGCTGCGCGTCCCGTTGAAGCTCGAAGCCCCCGGCTTTAGCCGTGGGGTCGTTCACAAGGCGCGTAGCCCTTCATAATAATTATCTTGTAAGATAATTTAAACTAGGTTATAACCCTTACTGTCTTCCAATTAAGGAGCCGTAATGAGCAACGAAATTCAAGCCGTGCCAGAAGCCCACGCCCCAGCCTTAGCGTCTCAGGATCCATTCCTAATGATGATTGAGCGCGTGGCGCTTGATCCCCGCGCCGATGTTGGCAAGCTTACAGCCCTTCTGGACTTGCAGGAGCGCGTTCTGTCTAAACAAGCAGAGACAGAAGCAGATCAAGCATTCGCCCGTGTCTGTGCTCAAATGCCGCGCGTTACTAAGAACAGCATGATTGATTTCGGCAAGGGGAAACCAATCCCTTATGCAAAATTCGAGGATATAGACGCCGCTATCCGCAGTATCTACCAGGGCGAAGGCTTCACTTTGACCTTCGACACAGAGCCGTCGGCACAAACTGGATGGACAACTTACCATGCCATTCTAATCCATCAGAACGGCAACAAGCGCCGTTCCTCTATCTCTCTCCCTCTGGACACATCGGGGGGAAAGCAGAATATCCAAGGCGCCGGATCAAGCTCAAGCTATGGCGTGCGATATGCCACCAAGAACCTTTTCAATATCGTTTTTGAAAACGAGGACGACGATGGGAAGTTTGCCAGCACATCATTTATCGATGCCGTTAGCGTTGCAAAACTTGAGGCACTTATCACCGAAACTAAGACTGAACTAAGCCGATTTTTAGAAGCTTTCCAAGCTTCCGCTTTAGAGAACATCCAAACTAAGGATTTCGCGCGTGCGGTGGATATGCTCACGAAGAAAAAAGCCAAAATGCAGCAAGGGAGTACAGCGGTATGAGTATAATCCATGATGTTGAGCAAGGCTCAGATGCTTGGTTGAAAATCCGCCTGGGCGTCCCAAGCGCCTCAAACTTTCATCGCATCCTCCAGCCCACTACAGGCAAGCTCTCTACGGCAAAAGGGGACGATAAGAAACTGTCCGAGAAGGCCAAGGGCTATGCCTTTGAACTTATCGCTGAGAAGATACTTAATCGTCCGATGGAAGGCCTAGAGGGGCTGAAATGGATTGAGCACGGTAAGCAATATGAAGATCAAGCCGCACTGACGTATGAAATCATTAATGATGTGGCACTGCGCAAGGTTGGGTTCATCACTACTGATGATGGCCTTTTAGGATGCAGTCCTGATCGTCTAATTGATGGAGGAAAAGGAGGCGTGGAGTTCAAATGTCCAGCCCCCAACACCCATCTAGCCTACGTGTATGAAGGTTTTGAAGGTGACTACATGCCGCAAGTTCAGGGGCAAATGTATGTCGCCGAATTAGATTTCGTGGATCGCTGTTCTTACCATCCAGAGCTTGGCCAATGGCCAGAACGTACTATGCGCGACGATATTTATATCTCAAACATGGGGCCAGCACTGCGGCAGTTCTCCGATCTTATGCATGAGATGATGGAGGTTATTAAATCACGCGGCATCATCATTGCACCACGGGAATTTAAGAACGCCGCTGATGTGGAGCTTGCTCCAATTGCTGACGAGATTCCGTTATGACGAACGAAGAATTAACCGCTGCAATCATTGAAGGCCACAAGGCCAACAAGAAGCGCAATCAGATTGCCGCCGACCTGAAAATAGATCCAGTTCGATTGGATATCTTTATATCCACGAACAATCTTTCACGCACTAAGCTTGGATTTCAACCTTTGTTCGGCCAGATTATTCCAGCGGCTGAAAAGCCCATCAGGGCGAAAATGTCGGAGGGTGAAATCGCAATGCTCGGTAGTGTCTCAGTTTAAAAGTTAAAGAGTTTCCAGCCTATCGCAAATTTCCCAACGCCCCTATATAATGCTTACCGACAAGCATGATATGGAGCGAGAGAATGTCCAACAATGATATGCCCTTCTTTAAATGGTGCAGGCAAGAGATTGCCGATTGTCAGGGGCTTTTAGAGAGGTATGAATCTGGCTCCATGCGCTTACGGCGGGGACCAGCTGGCGGCCCCTTAGAAGACATCACTGAAGCTGAAATTGCCAAACTAAAGATTGAGATTAGTAACTTATCAGCTTTTCTTGAGCGGCACAGCCTAGAGAACACCAATGCCTAAAGGTCCCAAAGGACAGAAACGCCCGGCTGACGTGATAGGCGCTGCCGTTATGGTCGCCCGTATCGCCACGGGTGAGATCGAAGATAAGGCCCAAAATGACGGAAAAGACCCTGCGGCCAAAGCCTTAGGCAAGAAAGGCGGGGTGGCCCGCGCCAAGGCTATGACGCCGGAGCGGCGGGCAGAGATTGCCAAAAAGGCCGCCGCCAGCAGATGGAACAAAAAATGACTCTGTTCTATCCTTATACTATTTGTCCTTGATTTTTTAGAACAGGTCTGTACTATCCTCGGAAATGACTTTACCGAGGAGCGTAAAATGACTGTAATTAAAGAGGTTAAGGATGAGCCGGATGCCAAGCGCCCACGGGCACAGTCTGGCACGGCTTACCCGTATTTCAATCTTGATGCCTCTATAAAGGTGGCGGCGATAATTTATGAGCGCGGGGGCGGCGCATGCACTGCGGACCAGCTCGCTTCTTTTCTTGGATATAGTGGTGTCCGCAACGGAACATTTCTGACGCGCGCTTCATCGGCAAAGCTTTTTTGCTTAATCGAAGCGCAAGGCGAAAAATACAGCCTTACTGAACGCGGTTACGCGATTATCACTCCCGTCATGCCAGAAGACCCGATCAACGCAAAGGTTCGTGCCTTTCTTGCTGTTCCGCTTTTCAATCTCATTTATGAAGAGTTCAAGGGAAAAACCCTGCCGCCGGAAATAGGGCTGCGTAATCTTTTTGAAAACAAATTTAAGATTGTGAAGGACCGCATAAACCCAGCCCTGAGGGTGTTCTATGAGTCCGCCGAACAGGCTGGTTTCTTTACATTAAACGGGGACCGCTCAAGGCTAATTATGCCCATAACACAGGCCTCAGCGACTTCTCCTCATCTGCCCTCTGCATCGGAGATCAAGGAACCTACCTCTCCTCTGCCCCCCCAAGAGAAGCCGCGATTCAGTGGCGGTGGAGAAGGCCCTCCTCCTGGCGTTCACCCCGCCATTGTTGGGTTATTGCGTGAACTTCCGGCCCCGGGAAAGTGGTCCGGCAAAGTCAGGTTTATGAGGGCTTTTCAAAACACTTTAGATTTCATCTACCCAGATGATGAAGATTCTGCGTCATAAGACGCAGAAGCGGCTCGGTGAGACGAGCCGTCCGCAATGCGCCAACGAGATAAGGGGGATAGGTAGTGTTAAGAAGAGTTTGATGCCCCAACAGATCCACGGGGTGGCCTGAGGGTCAGCGGGTGAGTGAAGGTGCTCTAACACCAACACTCATCCCGCAAGGCTTTTAAAACCCTGGTAGGGGGCAGCAGGTTCGCGGGACAGGGACTTTCCATTCTCCACCCGACGGTTCGATTCCGTTTGCCTCCACCTTTTTCAATTTATAACATATTGAGCTTACTGTCAAAATTAAATTTTTGATTAAAGATCAAGGCCTTGGTGCGTCCAAGCCGATAGAACGTTTTTAAACTGAGACACTACCCAATGCTCTATGCAGGGCGCCGATATGAGGATTATAAGGTACGCTCCTCCGGCGCGTCTATAAATAAGCCGATATGGAGCGGGGAAGTCTTCACGGTTTCTTCGATGGCGTTTTAATCCCGCGTAGCCAAATGGTAAGGCACATGACTTTGAATCATGTAATTTTAGGTTCGAGCCCTGGCGCGGGAACCAAATAAAAAGGGCAGCTCAGAAATGGGCTGCCCTTCCTACACCGTCGAGAAATTAAACTTTATCAACACTCGCCGTAACTTTCAATACCACACCGAGAGCCGACAGCTCATCAGTCAGAACCTTCACTTTAGCGGCCGCATCGCCAAAGCTTTCGGGGTTCAGGGTATCCACAGGGATGTAACCCGTGATCGCGAATTTATAAGCCGTTTGACGGCTGTTACGGGGCTTACGTTCGGTTTCGGCCACGACAGCCAATTTAGGATGCTCGCTCATGATTCTCTCTTACTTTTAAGGTTTGTCGGAAAGTTCATCATAGAAATAAATTATCTTATATGCAAATTATATCTTGTGCGCACGATAAGAATATGGGAGCTTATTTTTGTCTGCGGCGGCATCTCACATAAGGCGAAAATTCATGTCCATAAACACTGCAAGCACTGTATTCTTCGATCCAAAAAATGCCCGCACTATTTTATCCAAAGCCAAAAAGCCTATGAAGGTTTTCTCTGGCATTGATATGAAGCTAGCAAAGCTGCTTACGAAGCGTTCTGAGCGCACCGCGCGCGGTCGCTGGGCGACGGGTGAAGATAAGGTAATAAAATAGGGTAGGTTGGTGAGTGGCTAAAGCCTTCAGACTGTAAATCTGATCTCTTCGGAGTACGCAGGTTCGAATCCTGCCTTACCCACCAAGATTGATGCATGGCTACCCGGAGAGCCTGGCCATGCATTAATAGGACGGTGCCCTGCGGGATTAAGTTCCGGGGCGCCGTTTCTATTTATGCCGCAGGCTGATTCCACAGCGCAATTTCAGAATTCCGCCGAGCAGTCAGGGCACTCGAAGGCTGCCCATTAATCTTGTTCCACCGTGCTAGCTGTGCTGGCACTTGGTCATATTGGCCCTGGTTAAGCAATTCCAGCAGGGTTGAGCCCTGTAAGCGCCCAGCACCCACGTTAAACGTAAATACCACCAAGGCTGCAAACTGGTTATCCGTCAGCGGAACCTTCACCAGATCCTCAACCAATGCCCCCGTGGTGGCGATATCCTGCGCCAGGAGGGCCTCTGCCCTAAATTGGGATATGGTGAGGCCCATGAACACGTCCGCGCCCGTGTGACCATAGCCTATGGTCGGGATGCCCGCAGGATCAAGATAGGCGCTAAGGGAGCACCCTTCATATTTCTTAATAAGAGGGACGACACTACCCGGAATTTCCCTAGCCATTAGCCTCTCATCCTAATACGCTTCTTCCTAACGGGACGCATAGCAGAGACGGGGCGACACACTAAGGCGCTATTTTCCACCCAATCTCTTGAAATGTCATACCTACGGCGGCGCGTCATCGGGGGACACATACTTGTTGAATCGTCCATTCATGGGAACCCCTGGGCAGATGTTACTGAGGATGGATAGCGCGCCAATTGGAAAGAAAACTCTCAATGGAGGCCAACAATGCAGCCGCCCCAACAAGAAACCCACCGATGACTATTGAAAGTCGCCATAATGTTCGACCTACAGCTGTCCATCGTTGGTAATCATCAATCAAAGCATTCAATACCTTTTGTCTTTTTTCAACTATGGGGATCTCTGCCATGGACTCCGGTTCTTGATCGTTCATTTCGGAGCATCCTGTGAAGGAGGTGGAGAAGAATCTCCATTTAGAAGGAATGCCGCCAGTCCCGCAAGGGCTGAGGCAACATCCGTGATCTCCGTGAGCAACCCAGGACTGGCATTAAAATGAAATACCAGGAGGATGGCACCTAGGCCCGCATAAGACGATGGTTGCTTGAGGCGGATTAAAAGTGGCAATAGGCGCTCTTTATCGATCTTCATTATCAACCTCCACACTTTCTATCCCAAGCTTCGTTGAGTGCCTCTATCTGGATCTTTTCCTGGCGTGTAAGGCGATCTTCATAGCCGTCATCAACATCAATCGGTTTTACCCAGGAACATCCGTCTGCGCCTATCTTGCTCGTCGTGCACCCGTTGATTAAGCTCATCATCGCTAAGAGTGCCAAGCTCAGAACTAATTTTATTGGCTTCCTCTGCATAGCTCACGGCCTCCCTCAGATCGTCAGCTTGTTGGGATTTCTCTCCGCGCCTAAAGATCGCCCATGAGGTTAGCAATGAGCATAGGCCGCCCATGATCGCCTCAAAGACCCCCTTGAATAGCGCGGAGAGAATAGTGCCCATTAGGGTGTCTGCACTTCTGTTGCGGCTACCGGAGAAACTTCAGGAGCAGCGTCCGTAGTAGTCGCTGTAGCAGGTAGTGCCGCAGCAGAATGAACTGCCGAAACCGCCGTAGCCAAGGCAGCCCCCTGGAATGCGGCAAGGTCTTGATCCAGAATAGGCGTGCCTTGCGTCTTGAGCGTTTCGATAGCCGCCGCCGCCACCGCCGCGCCAACACTGGCCGCTGTTGCGCCGGGTACCGCTGCGGCAAAAACTGCCGGGATCGCTGCCTGCAGCTCGTCAAGAGCAATTTGCGGAAGCTGTTTCATCGCCGTGTAGAATAGATCAATCACGTCTTGAGCTTCGCCCTTAGCGAGGTTTTCCAGAGGCTGAATGACAGCTTCGGCATCGGCTTCGAGGTTTTGTACAAATTCGCTATTCATGGTTGTCTTCCTTAGGCTGGGGTTGAATCGGTGAGAAGCTGTTGGTAGGACGCAATGGCGGCCTGCGCGGAGGTGATGAGGGCGTTTAGGTCTGCCACCGTGTCGAAGGAAGATGTATTTGGCCCTTGAACACCAGTGTCTGGACAGTACGTCTTGCGCACGATGGTGATATTGCCGCTGCCGTCCTGCGTTGCGCTGACAATGTTGCCGGCATTTTTTAGAGTGAGGTACTGGTAGGAATCAAAGGCCATAGTTTGTTCTCCTTATTGCACGACGAAGTATTCAACAGAACTCGCCGTCACGGCGGTTCCAAAACTGACTGTAAAGCCTGTGCTCGACCGTGCAGTCACCGAAGGCCCAGCCATAACCATGGTATTGCTGTCAGCCGTTAAAAAGATGTGGGGCGTTGACGTAGAAATAGTTCCATTGAACGCCACGACGCAAGATGTGGACAGGACGCCTGTTGTGATTGTTCCGCGCATCAAATTGGCATCGGCGCTTAAAGAACCTGAGCCGCTTGAGCCTGCACAGCTAACCGTCGGCGTTGAGCCTGACGTAGCCGCACCGATAATCCCTTCCATCGACACAGACCCTGTAAAAACAGGGGACTGCCAAACGCCGGTATTGATGAACCCCAGTGGGCTATCGGGCCACACCACCCAAATCTGGCCCACGCCCGGAACATCAATATCCTTCAGGTGTACGGCGTTGTTAACCCCGACCGTTAATGAGGAAACGGTGCTACTGCCATTCAGAATTTCATCCGATCCGTTTGCAGCAACGGTAAAAGACGTGCCACCGGCATCGATCAACCAGATTCCGGACACAAGCGTCGATGGCAGTCCGGAAAGCGGCGGTAGCGTCATCGTTCCGCCCGAAGTGGCCCCGACGATGCCGCCGACATTTGCGTTCGTTAACAGGGTGGACGTGGAGTAAAAATTCGCCCCGTTTTCTTGCAGTCCGATAAGATTTGCAAAAGCTGTCGTGGCAATCTTTGTGCTATTATCGAACTGAGAAGGTGTCGTGGACGTGCCGCCGCCGTTCAATGCTGCCGCGCCGGTAACCGCCATCCCTCCGCCGACAGTAAGCGCCGAAGTTCCCCAGCTTGAATTTGCCGGGGCTGAACTTGAAACGCTCCAAACACCTGCGGAAGTGGTTCCATCGATCAGGGTAATCTTCGCGTAAGCGCCGCTAGGAATTGTCGCCAGTGCACCACCGCCGTCTTTGGTGAGGGTCAAACTTCCCGTACATTGATTGTTGACGTTATAATGCTGATTTGCAGGGAGCAGCGTCGCATCTGGAAAGCTGATTGATTCTGTAGTGCCCGAGCCATTTACAAGGACAATTTCCTGCGGAGCTTCCGCTGAAAGCCCAAGCGAGCCACCGCTGCACGACGTAGAGAGATCTGTGGCGTTTAAATTATATACATTCAACGTTCCGTAGGCGTCGCGTTCAGCAGTTGTGCCCCCAGTCGCAGATACAGCGGGCAGAACAGTAAGGCTGAGAGTGCCAGCCCCCGTGATGGGATTGGGAGAGGCCGTTAGTCCCGCGCCCGCCGTACTGCTAGTGGCGGTGCCGCAGGGACTTCCAACGTCCTGTATCACCCCATTGGAAGCCCATTCGGCACAATCATCCGGAGTCACAGCACCTTTTTGGTTTACGCCGCCACCGGCAATCTGAGCCATAGCCAGATCAGGGACAAGCAAAAGCATCATGATTATGAGAATTTTCTGGATTCTATTCATCAGCGTGATCCTTATTTACGGATAGAGACGAGTGAATGCCGAGCGAGATTCTTAGTCGGCGGCGTGCGGAGTTTCGTACGCGTGGGACGCTTACCCTTCAAAGGAGGGCGTGTATTGCTCTTAGGAGGATGGGGAGGGGGAAGGGTTGTCATTGTTGCTCTCCCATATATTTCTGATTCTTAATTATAGAAGCGCGTGCAGGAATATCAGGATATTCTCTCATCGTGTCTAACCTAGCGTCTTTACGAGCATTTTCCATTTGTTTATGAATTTCCATTACTTGAATACCTTCCGGCAACTTTTCAAATCCAGGTCTTATCATATTATTAAGAGAATCCTTAATAAATTGCCCAGTCTTCATTGTATAATAATCATGCTGTTCAGGCGATAGAGGGGCGCCGTTTATGGAGCGTTCTGGCTTGGTTATGCCCATATGAAGCGCCTGCAAGCGATCAACTACAGGATCGTTTTTATAATCTACATGCCCAACAGGCTCACCAAACCTATCGCGCTTTGGCAGCAGGCTCTGTGACCACAGCGGGGTGTTGTTTTTTATCTGATCAAGAAGACCAAATACATTATTCCAGCCTTCGCTATGAACTTCATGCTGATTGGGATCGGTCAAACGCGCGACTTGACGCTGGCCAGATGAAAACGGCAACCAATTTGATGCATAAGACCTTAGAAATTGCGGACCATAAATTGTTGGATGCCATGCAGCATCAAGAACGTCCTTCATGCTGCCAAGAGCGCTTCCGTCAATAAAAATCTTTGATGCAATCTCTGTGGCGGCCATCGCGACTTTATCCATTTCTTCATGGCTCGCGAGCGATGCAACTTCATGCATGGACGCTCCGGCCAATAACAGATTGCCAACTGGTCCCAAGCCGTCAAAGGATATGCTTGTGCCGCCAATCTTTAGCGAATTTGGCTGGTTAGTCATGAGCCACACAGCCCGTTGGCTGGGATCAGTTGGGCCATTACCTGTAACCATTCCCATCGCCGCCATTGTCACTCCAGCACCCATGAGTGACGTGCCAATAAGAACCTTTGATATTTGAAGATCTTGGGCGGCACCTCCATTTTTGCCCATCAAATTATCACGAATTTCTTTACTGAAAACGACGCCGAGAGGCGTTTTATCAGAAAATGTATTACGTAACATCTGAGTCTTGATCTTAACGAACGGTACCAATGTTTTTAGGCCAGCGTTTGAATCAATGATCTTTTGCAGATGATACATCCGCGTGCCGTATTCTGTGGGAGCCATATAAAGTTCCTTCATGGCGCCAGCCACGGAATTCTCAATGGCTTCAAGTTTTGCAGGATCAATTTTACCGGAAACCAAGCCGCCAAATTGATCAATCATATCGCCGGATGGGCGCTGAATTATATCAGCAACGCGATTTTTGAATGCGTCCCCAACAAGCCCTTCATTGGTGGCTATGCGATAAGCCTGCCCAGCAATGCCCTGCTCATACCGCAACGTTTCAAAAGCCGTATGAATGGCCTGAACAGATTTGACGGGCAATCCTATGACTGCGCCCAATCTTCCTTCAAACGGGTTTCGACCTAGAGAATAGTTCGGATTGCCCCTAGCTCCCGGCAGAGGATTGCTCGTGTCATTTTTCCATCCTTCAAAAGCCGCTCGTAAACCTTGAATAGAACCATATCCAAGAGCATGAAGCTCCGCCCCCACCTCTCCAAAATAAACACGATCAGGCGCAACTTCCCCAGTAATAGCTTGCCTAGCCGCTCCCAAAGCAGCGGCTGGGAGATGAAATAACAGAGGATCAGCGACGGCATTAATTGCATTGCCAACAGCATAACAGAAGTGGGTAACTGGGCCAGACAGTAGTGCATTGATATAATAGAAAACCATCTTGTTCGCAAAAGTTGGCTTCGCGGAATCTTGAATAAAACGAGCCTGTTGAGCCGGCGTATTCAGCTTCTGCATAAAATCCATCTGTTTCGATATGTCTTCTCGTGTTTTTCCAACCGTGCGCTGAAAAAACTCATCAATGTCACGAGCCTGTTTGATGGATTCGCGCAGCATATTCAAAATATTAAGAGAGCGGCCTGCTTCAGATGTTGCTCCTAGCAAATGTTGTGTGACCATGATGAACTTATTATTAGCCGCCTCAAATGCAACCATGCCAGCATCGCTTTTATCAAATGCCAAGCGCTGGGCTTCTGTTGATAGTGTCTTCCAAAGCGCCCCGATGGCCGTCAATTGATGGGCGTTATAGGTTGCACCAATGCGACCTTCTTGCGCTTTAATCAAAACACTGGGTGGCACACCAGCCGCATCCGCCAATTCCAATGTTTGGGCGTGAGATATTCTACCACCCCCTGGATTTCCAAAGTTTCCGGTATTCTCGGCAGAATCCATGACGAATTTATCAACATCGGAAGGGAGCGCCATTCGTTCGCTCCAATTCTTGACGACGCTAAAATCTACGGTTCCATCTGGCTTGAAGATGGGATCTGGCTTGGGGACTGGCTGGTGTATTCCTCCGCCAGATCCGGCCCCACTTCCGCTTTCGCTTGCTCCAGCTTCTCCTGCTGTATCGCCTGTGCGTCCTGCAGCCCCAGCGCCGCCTCCGCGTGATCCAGCGCTCTCTTGTAACTGTCCCTCACCGGCTGCGGCAGATCCGGGTTCGCTAACGCCTGGCGCGCTTCCTGGCTCCCTCGGAGCAGCTTCAGCCTGTTGGCGTGCATTTTCCAGTTCCTCTAGTGTTTGTGGAGTTCCATGCTCAGTATCGTGATCTGGCGTCCAATGTTCACCGCGATCTGCAAGGGCATCCTTGCGGAGATCCTGAGCTTCCCGCAATTCAGTCTCGAAACTAACGGCTTCCGACGCAGCCTCTTCAATCACTTTCTGGGCCGACATGTGCTCAGCAACGGCATTCCAAAATTCGGCATGTGTCTTGCCATTTTGATCAATGCCCAAGGAACCTGCAATGCGATCAATCTCTTCATTGCGATCCAACGCCGCATGATAATCGCGCACTGCATCAGCGTCATGATCTGAGTACTGAGGATTTCGGTTTATATCCTCATCCAGTTTATCAAGGAACTCGGCTGGCATAGGACGCTCTGCACCTTTTTCTGGGAAATACCCTGCTTCCCATGCCCTATGCGCCAACTCATCAACGGAAATTCCATTAGGCCGAATTAATCCACGATTTTTCGCTCCACCCAGAGCCTGCCGAACTTCTCCACCGTCATCTCTAACGCCCCCCTCTGTCCGTATAAAATCCGCCAATGTTTTCGGCCGACGCGGAACGGGACTATAAAGTTTCTTAGGGCGCGGTGCGACATACAAATCAGGGCGTAAATTTACGCCAGGCTGAAGAGTTACGCCTTTTGGCTGACCTGCAGGTGGTGCAGAGCCTTGTGGCAGAGCTTCTCCTCCGCCCGCGCCGACCGTTCCAGGTTGCGGAATAGCGCCCGCTTCTCCGATGTTTGCCCCGGCTTCAGGGACAGCACCCGAAGATTCTCCGCCTCCCGCTGGGCGTCTCTCAGATGCGTCTGAAGTTCCCGATGTGATGTCATGAATAGCCTCTGGTGCTTGCTGTTGTGCTATTGCGCGGCGCTCTGATTTAACAACTTCCCTTGCGTCCGCCGCATGTTCAGGCAATGTATTTTCAGCATCGGATTCGTGAATATCAGCGAACGTTTTTCCAGGATCACGATCTACCGAGAGATATGTACGCTCCGGCTTGGCTGAAATCAATCTATCGAAAACGCCGCGAATTTCATTATTGATCGGCACATTTAGGCGCGAAAGCGTGCTGTAAATACTTTCTAAGTATCCTTTGAACTTTTCAAATACACCCATCAGTTCTCGACTAGGAGCAACGCCTTCACGCATAAAACGCTCGAAAGTCTTGGCAAACTGTTCATGTTTGCCCCTTGGGATTGGCTGGCCATCCTTAAGCTTGAGATGCTTGCGAACTGTAGCAGCATCATCTTTCAAGGATTGCGGAGCATCAGGATCGGCAGCGTTATCCAGCATTTCCTTAAGCCATTGGTGGCCAGTCTCGTGAATAAGGGTGCTGGCGTCTCCCTTTTCAAAAACGGTTATCAAAGGTTTAATGCGTCCAGCAAAACTGATAAGGCCCTTTTCCCCAGACGCGAATTCATTGGCCGCCTTCGCACCACGTTTTGGCTTTACATATTCCTTAAGATATTGAATATCCGCTCCATGCTTCTGATACAATTCCTCGGCAGTACCCTTGCGCCCCTCAAATTGAGCAGCAACAGCCTCATAGTGAGATGCAATTAGAGCACCATAGGCATTGGCTTCTTCAGCGGGACGACCAGCAGAGAGTGCTTGAGCCGTTGCATGATCAGCAATAGCCTGCTTCTGAACATCGATAGGACGCGCAGGAGCCGCCTCAGGAGTAACAGGAGCCCCCTCTGGGGCTACCATAGTCTTAGGGGCCACTTCCGGCGTTTCTGGCGCTGGCACAGGAGCAGGCGGCTCGATAACCTGCTCTGGCGGCAACCGTGCCTTAACTTTTTCCAGCGCCTCCGACTTAGCAACAGCAATGTCACGCATCGCATAATCATTTTGCTGTATTGCATCACGCACTGTCGCCATATCCGGCGTATCGCGTGCCGTCATATCGGCAATGAACGCATCATGCTCCGGTAACAATTTATCAAGACGTTCCTGGTATTTCTTTTGTAGACGCGGAGTTGCTGTTTCCATGCGGTTTTGTAAATCAGCGATTTCATCAGCATGAGGGGCGCTAGCTTCAGCATCTAATTGGCGCTTATCGGCTAACTGTTGCATCCACTGATCATAAGTAGCTTTACGCGCATCCAGATTATCCGCCTTCTGCATCGTAATAGGATCAATCTGGTGGGCAATATCATAAACCGACTGAGGAACAACTGGCTTAGGCTCAAAATCAGCAAGCGATTGCGCTGCATCATTGGCTATCTTGGCCTGCTCTGGTGTTGGCGGCGTTAAACCAAAATATACATTCTCATCAGCAAGAGCATGTGTTTCTTGCATCTTGGCAACGTCAACGGTGACTCCAGTAGAGGTGCGAAGGGGAATAGCTTGCTGTACTGCATTTCTTGTAGCTTCCAAACCGTATCCGGCATGAAGCCCTGTATCAGATGCTTCAACTTCTCGGGCAAAATTAGCTGCCCTCCCAGCACCAAATGCCCCTGGCATGGCTCCTTCAGTTACCATCAAGGCTTCTAGTGCCTCGCTGCCAGCCTCGCCTTTATAACCAAGAGAGGCGGCTAGAGCATTCCCTGCCCCAGCAACCCCTCCAAGAACTGCATTAAATTCCGTCATGGCAACTTGGGCAGGGCGATATACAAATAAATCCAAATTTTGGGCCAAACCATTGACAACAGTGTTCTGAAAATGTTGTGCAAACGTCTCTTGGCCTTTTTTGACATCCGCCAATATTCCAACAGATTTAAACGCATCTGATGCTTCTGGCGTTAGGCCCAAAGGACGCGATAAACCTTCTTCATTTTCTTGGTAAGCCCCGACTGCAGCGGTAGAAGCCGCAGTTCCCATAGAAGCGATCACACGAGCAAAAGAACTCTGCTTGATCTGTTCCTTTTCAGCCGCTTCAGCGTTTTCAAACCAATCACTTCCAGTGGCAACATCAATAGCATTTTGCCCGGCAAGCCCAGCAACCGCCAAACCAGTTTTGGCCACTTCTTTAGCGGCCGTGCCAACTTGAGATAAAATTCCTGGCTTATATTGATCTGCAAATTCATCTTCAGTTGGCAATTGCGGACCAACTGGATTAGAGGACATCGGCGAGCCTGGCGGTGCAGAAGGAGCAGCATATTGCGCTGCAAACTCATCCTCAGTCGGTAGCTGTGGTGCCGCAGATTGATCTGGTGAATTATTGTCCATTTGCACTACTCACAGGAACTTGCGGAAGGGCTTGCGGATTTGGGCGCATAAGACCACGATTAATAGCTTGCGTTCTTGCCCAACTGGCCACCTGTGGATCGGGATCACGCAATAATGGACCCAAAATTGCCCCAGCTTGATTTTTAGATTCTTGACCCGTCATCGTGCCATGAGACACAGCGACATCAATATCTGCCAAAGCATGTAGAGGCGGTGTAACGCTTGGAACAGTCGTTAGTGTTTGAGGCGAATTTACTATGGGGTTTATAACATTCCCTACCCAATTTTTATTCTTTGGATCGTATAATTCAGAGGCAGGAATTCCATTATTCCTTCCCTCAACAAAAGCCTTATCCATGGCTATTTGGGCAGATGCTATTTGGGAATCCAATCCAGCTGGCTTCATGCTCTGATACGGGCCTTTTAATTTTTCAATAACAGCCTTTTCAGAGGCGGCACTCATAATTTTAAGCTGAGGATCTCTTCCCATATAAGATAAAGCATTATCCTGCTGCGCTGTTGTCAAACCGTTCTGACCAACATAAGCAGCAAGCTGCTGTGGGCTTGCAATTGTACCGGCATCAATAAGTTGGCGAACTTGACGCAACGGGCCTTCACCGCCAGGACCACTGTTGTTTTCTTTAATCCATTTGGGAACCATAGAACGCGCCACATCTGGTTGATAGCGCTGAACATTTAGCCACGCATCACGAACGCCAATAGGAGCATTATTTAATTGGGCAATATCTGTTATTTTTACAGCATTGTTACCAATGCCATTCACATATTGGCTAACCGTCATATAGTCTGATGAGTCTTGGTTTCTTTGATCTCCCAAGGCACGCTCAACCTTGCTTCTAATGTTGTTTTCTGCCATGTTCGGGTCAAGGCCATTAGATACTGCAAACTGACGAGCCTGGTTAACGAGAGTAGGTAAATTATTTACCAAACTTGTAGCCCTGCGAATTGGTGCGTCTGAAGGCGTTGGCTGTGGCAAAGCATTGGTGGGAATAGTAGGTGATGGCGGCGTAATTGTTGCCTGAGATGGGTTTTGTGTAGCGCCTGGAAGATTCTTAACGGCAGTCTGAGCAGCCGAACTTATAGCGGTAGCGTTATCACCGGAAAACTGCTTGCTAACAGCATCAGGAATTGGAACTTCTCCCTGCCTGATTTGTATATTGGCTGGCGTTACCCCTGAAGCTACTTCTTGAGCATGGTTGGCGATCCCATCTCCCAAAATCGCGTTTATGCCATTATCCATAATTTGGGCGTTCATTTGCGGTTTTAATAGAGATCCTATTTGTGCCTGAACCTCTGGGGACATATTGGATTTATGCGCTTGGAAAAAATCATTAGCCGATTGTGGATTTGCCAAAGCCATGTTTTGAATAGCTGTCTTCCAACCATTATTAAGAAGGTTATTAGCCTCACTTTCTTCCTTGGTTCCCGCAAATTTTTCACTGTTTTGATCATATATTTTTTGCGCCATAACAGGATTTTTATCCGCAACACCACCGATCTGAGCAACGGCCCACATACGATCAGCTTGATCAATGCCACCGTGCAGAATCTCCGGCGGTAGATCATTACCATATTTATTCTGATTTTTTTGCGTAATAGCCGATCTTAAGTCTTCACGAGACTGAATCGCAAGATCACCGTTTCCAGTTGTTGCTGCATTCGCAGCATTATTCTGCGCGGCGACAATTCGACTATCTTGCACGCCTTCATTGTAAACTTTCATCTGCCTATCAGCTTGTTCGCCAACCTGACCAGATGTGATGCTTTGAAAATGCCGGGAATATTCATCAAAATTTAATTGAGATTCTAGTGTCGGCATGTTTTCACGGGTTTGCTGCCGAAGCTGCTCTATCTGCTGCTCAACAATAGGACGCTGCTTCAGAGCATCAGCCCCAGTAAGCCCCATATAACCAGTGTCACCTTCCACATTTGGATCACCATGCAATATTTTATTAACTGCATTCATGTACCCAACATTGCCATCATTAGCAGCTACTTGACCGTAAAATTTACTGGCCTGTGTTGCTCCGGCGCCAAGCTGCTGCTCACCCTGCGCAATCAATCCACCGAACTGCGCTGGAGTCGCGTTAATGCGCTGATAGTCATCCGGTGCCTGAACTTGGGCACTGGTATCTGGGACGCCTTCGTTGAAATTAGTTTGGGCCATTATGAATCCCTACGCCAATGCCGCTAGAAAGGCTGTATCGTCGATAGCCCCAGATCCAGCGCTCGCAGCACCGCCAGCAGCACCGCCAATCCCACTAGCGGCACCGGACCATTTGAACCCAAGTGATGACGCATTACTCGCCAACGATCCAACAGCACCTAGATCAGCGCCAATAGGGGCCTGAGCAGCTTCGGCACTCTCAAGTCCTGCCTGCGCTGTATAGCCCGTTGCCTGCGTCTGATACCCATACGCCTGTAACAGAGCTTGGTTCATGACGTTCTGTGTGTTCAGATTATTTGTCTCGCGCTCCGTAGCCAACACTTTTGAAGCAGAACCCGTATTCGCATCCACACCATTTGCCGAAATGGCAGCCTTAAGGTTAGCCTGTTGCGCTGCGCCCTTAAGGCTAGCACTGGCCGCATTGGCCTCACCAGCCTTAGCGGCATAGGATGCGTTCTGTTGGGCTATTGTGGCGTTGTTGCGAGAGACTTGGGCTTGATAGTTGGCAGCGTTGGATTGTGCTTGCCCTTGCTCAATCGCACTTCCAGCAGTTACAGTGGCTCCCACAATGCCCGCAGTTAATGCCATC